ATCAAGAAAACATTGAGTACATAGCAAATGTATATTACTATTTATTCTATTTGTCAAATTAATATAACTGTCTCCAGATATATCTCTGTATGGCGGCGGATTTATAAATCGATTAAATTGATATTCTAATGTTGTTTGAAGTGGGTGTATTTGAGGAATATTATTATAGTTAGTTATTTTGTAAGTATTTACACTCATATCGTATAATACATCTTTAATAGTAAACAACTCTTCTAACGGTCGCAATTTAAAATCAATAACCAAATTACTGTATTGTAAGCATATTAATGGAAATGACATAAAAGACGACATTGTAAACCAGCTGTTAATTGGTATATATAAATTATATTCTCTTATAGATGGTTCAATCCCGCTAATATCAGTGTTTGTTCCATTTATATTAAATGCATTAGGATAATTGTTGTTTCGATTATTGAAATTAGCCGGATCATTTAGTTCACTAATATTTCCTGTCATAATATCAAATAACTCTTTTTTATGAGAATCAAAATCACGCTCAACAACATTTTGCAAATAAGTACCGCTAAATTTTTGAATAGTTATTCCATCAATCATTATTTTAACTTCTTCCATTAATTGACATCCAATATGCTTAATCCATTTAAATTCGTATGGTCTATAAACAGCACTAATATCTCTATATTTATTATAGTAGTAAACTGGGCTCCATATTGCTGGTAATTTTAGCACTAAATAAGTATCCATCAATAAGTCACCATACCGTCCTATTTTAAAACTGAAAGTTGTCGATTTTGAAACTTCCAATTCTTTTTGTCCAACTTGGTCTATCCTAAATTTTTGTAATCCAAAATTAGTATATTTTGAATATGTGGATTTAAAGAAACTTTTAGTAGGATTACCTGTCAACATAACATTTTGGTCGCCAATAGCTATTAAGTTTAATAGTCCACCCGCCATAGTCTAATAATTTATATACTATAATAATTTTATACTAATATTAAAGTAATTAGTTAATTAGTTAATTAGTTAAATTAGTTAATTAATAAACTACTAAAGTATTTTAGTTAAAATTAAATGTTTTAATATATAAATATGGAGGAAAAAGATAAAAAAGGTAGTTTTTTTAAAGAGTTCAACAAGTTTTTTAAAGATTATTTTGGAAGTGACTCTAACAATAGTACTCCATCACTATATTTGTATATGACAATTAGTATTGTAATTTTAATATTGTTAATATTATTTGGTTGGATATATGATAGATTAGCATTAGAACAACGAACATGTGATAAATTAGAGAAATATTATAGGTCTAATATTGGAAAATCCTATTTTACAAGTGCTAATACTGTAGAAGCAAGTAGCGCAACGGATCTAACTACAACTAAATTTGATATATCTAATTCAATATTTAAAAATTATTATGTTAAAAGTGCTTATAATTGTTGTTGTGGTGATGGCTATAAAAATAATTTTGTTAATTTATGTGCTTTAGAAAAAACGATTTCTAATGGATGTCGATTTTTAGATTTTGAAATTTATTCATATAATAATAAACCAATAGTAGCTTCCTCCACTGCAAATAGCAACTTTATAAAAGAAACATATAACTCTTTAGATTTAGGTGATGTATTAAGTAGTGTTACAACACGAGCGTTTGATGCTATTCATACCAATTGTAGTCGCGATCCTTTGATTTTAAATTTTCGGGTTATGAGCACAAATTTGACAATGTTAGAAAAATTGGGTGCACTATTTGAACAATACTTAGATCTAGCTACTTCGGATAGTAACACTTTTCGCATAATGAAACAACATAATTATACGAATGGATCAATATTAAATGTCCAAATGAGAGATCTATATAAAACAATTATTGTTATATGTGATTTTTATCCATCAAATAATATAATAGAAACAAATAATGTATTAGCAAAATTGAAAACATATATTAATTTAAAGGGAAAAAGTGAATATTGTAAAACCTATAGATATACTGAAATTGCGGGAAAAACAGCTCAGTTCATAGATGAAACAAAAAGAAGTTTTGCTATTGTATTGCCTAATTTGAATAATTCTGTAAATAACAATGAGTTTGCGTCAGCATATGGTTTCGGTTGTAATGCTATAGCTATGAAATATCAAACCAAAGACGCAAATTTAGAAAGTTATATAGCACAATTTACAAATAAAGGAAACTATTCGTGGATTTTAAAACCTAATCATTTGATTGCGAATGTTCCAAGTAGTTTTCCTATTATTCCTTTTACAAGTCATACACCAATAGCAGATGCAGATCTTGATAGTACGTTACAAGCTCGTTTATCACAGGATTAATATAGAATAGAATTTTCTATTTTCTATTTTCTATTTTATGGAAAAATATTATAATAACACATTATATTATATAATATATTATATAATTTATTATGAAATCTTTTGAAGAAAAAGAATTAAAAATATTACGAAATGCTATTGATAGCGCTACTTATGAAGTAGGGAAAAAATTAGTTCAATCTGATACTATAAAAAAAATAATAGAAATATTAGAAGACTTTTTAAGAACACATAATACCCTATGTTATGGTGGTACAGCTGTAAATAATATATTACCAGAACAAGACCGATTTTATAACAAAGATATTGAAATACCTGACTATGATTTTTTTACGCCATTAGCAATGGAATATGCGACAAAGTTAACAAATATATATTATAAAGCTGGTTATGAGGAAGTAGAGGCAAAATCATCAGTTCACGCTGGAACATATAAAGTGTTTGTTAATTTTATTCCTATTGCTGACATAACCTATTTAGACAAAACATTGTTCAAAAACTTATTCAAAAAAGCTATTAAAATAAATGCTATAAATTATTGCCCTCCTAACTATTTGCGTATGGCTATGTATGTTGAATTATCAAGACCTATGGGCGATGTAACACGGTGGGAAAAAATATTGAAACGCATTACTTTATTAAACAAAAATTATCCTTTAAAAGGAGAGCTTTGTAAATCTATAAAATTTCAGAGAGATTATGATGGTTCAGACAGCGACCGAGACAAACTTTATGAAGTTTGTAAAACATCATTTATTAATCAAGGATTAGTGTTTTTTGGTGGTTATGCTGCGTCACTTTATAGTCAATATATGCCCAAAAAAGAACGCGCACAAGTCAATACTATTCCTGATTTTGATATGTTGAGCGAAAATCCTATGTCAAGTGCGCTAATATTAAAAGAACAACTTAATTATGAAGGCTTTAAAAATGTTGTTATTAGAAAAAAGAAGCCTATTGGTGAATATGTAGACGACCATTATGAAATAATTGTTAATAATGATGCAATTGCGTTTATTTACAAAACGGTTGCTTGTCATAGTTATAATGTATTAACACTACAAGGGCGCAAAATCAAAGTTGCCTCTATTGACACTATTTTGAGTTTTTACTTGATTTTTATTTATGCAAATAGACCTTATTATGATGAAAACCGACTATTGTGTCTTTCTGAATATTTGTTTAAAGTTCAAATCAAAAATCGTCTGGAACAAAGAGGGTTGTTAAAGCGATTTAGTGTAACGTGCTATGGCAAACAACAAACATTAGAAGATATACGCGAAGAAAAGGTGAAAATATACGATAAAGTTAAAAGCAATGAACTTTCGCGCAAATCCAGACTTTATAATATGAACTTTTTTAGATATATTCCAAAAGAGGGGTTTAAAAAAACTATTAAATATAAATTTACTAAGACAAAAGTGGGTAAAAGCCGATTAAGTAAGAGAAAGTGATGTTCTAAGTTTTTGTATTATTAATATATAGTTGTATATTTTTTATATATTAATAATATTTGGATTGGATTGGATTGGATTGGAATGGATTGTAGTGCCAAGCTAATTTTGAGAGCTATTTTCTAGTGATTCTATTCTTGCTATTAAACTATTTATAATTGTTTCTTGTGCTTTTACTTTTGTATGTAATTCTTTTATAGCAGCAAGTCCATATACAAAAATATTATTATAATTTACACCATATGGTTCTTTTATTAAATTGTTACTTTCATCATAATGGTCACCACCTCTAACACAAAAGCTTAAGTCAGGAATTTGTAATACTTCTTGAGCTATTAAACCTGCTTCATAATTCCAAGTATTTGCACTTAAATCTCCATTATAATCAGCATCTAACATTTCTAATGTTTTTTGATAAAACTTTGGAGTTAGTTTATCAACAATGTCTAATCCATTTATAATAACAGATTCATTATGTTTTAACCGGTCATCACTATATACAACAGTAAAAAAAAAATGAAGTGTGATACCATAAATAGCGTTCCAAAAATAACTTGAACCACCTAATAAATAAGTATTACCAACTGAAGGAACACAATGTCCTGTTATTACTGTTGATGGTAAATTAGCAGTTCCAGTAAATGTAGGAGAAGCAAGATTTGCTTTCGTGTCTTCGAGTGATGTAAGTGCGTCAGAAAATTGTTCTAATGAATCTGAAAGAGCTGAATCAAACTTTTCTATAGAAACTGCTCCATCTGCGATTATAGGATTTATTACAGAACCTGCAGTTAAAGATGCTGCCGCTCCATTTGCTCCCTGTATACCTTGTGCTCCCGTTGTTCCTTGTGCTCCTGTTGCTCCTTGACTGCCTGTTGCGCCTTGACTACCCGTTGTTCCTTGACTACCTCTTGCTCCTTGACTGCCTGTTGTTCCTTGAGTACCTGTTGTTCCTTGTGCTCCTGTTGTTCCTTGTGCTCCTTGACTACCTGTTGCTCCTTGACTACCCGTTGTTCCTTGAGTACCTGTTGTTCCTTGACTACCTGTTGTTCCTTGACTACCTGTTGTTCCTTGACTACCTGTTGCTCCTTGAGTACCTGTTGTTCCTTGTGCTCCTGTTGTTCCTTGTGCTCCTGTTGTTCCTTGACTGCCTGTTGTTCCTTGAGTGCCTGTTGTTCCTTGTGCTCCTGTTGTTCCTTGACTACCTGTTGTTCCTTGTGCTCCTTGACTACCTGTTGCTCCTTGAGCTCCTATTGCTCCTTGTGCTCCTGTTGCTCCTTGACTACCTGTTGTTCCTTGACTACCTGTTGCTCCTTGAGCTCCTATTGCTCCTTGACTACCCGTTGTTCCTTGAGAACCTGTTGTTCCTTGAGAACCTGTTGTTCCTTGAGCTCCTGTTGCTCCTTGAGCTCCTGTTGCTCCTTGACTGCCTGTTGTTCCTTGAGCTCCTGTTTCACCTGTTGTTCCTTGTGCTCCTGTTTCACCTGTTGTTCCTTGTGCTCCATCTATACCCCTTCTACCATAAAGCTCTGTAGTAAAATTACTTGTTGATGCATTAGTCCCTTCACCATAATCAACTTGAATAGTCAATTCATTAAGTATATAGCTTATTATAGTAGATGTAACAAAATTGGTTGGAGTGTTGGTTTCGTATGTTTTCACATACATTCCTGGGCGATATGCTGTTTCTAAAGCTAATTTATCTACAATCAAAATTATAGTAATAACTTCATTATTAATATTTTCAATAGGTTCAATCGTTGTTATCAATTGTGGAAAACCAATTCCATTAGCTCCTGTTGTTCCTTGTGCTCCTGTTTCACCTGTTGTTCCTTGTGCTCCTGTTTCACCCGTTGTTCCTTGACTACCTGTTGTTCCTTGACTACCTGTTGCTCCTTGAGCTCCTGTTGCACCTGTTGTTCCTTGACTACCTGTTGTTCCTTGTGTTCCTGTTGCTCCTTGAGTTCCTGTTGCTCCTTGAGCTCCTGTTGCTCCTTGAGCTCCTGTTGCTCCTTGACTACCTATTGCTCCTTGAGCACCTGTTGCTCCTTGAGTACCTGTTGCTCCTTGACTACCTGTTGTTCCTTGACTACCTGTTGTTCCTTGACTGCCTGTTGCGCCTTGTACTCCTTGAGCTCCTGTTGCTCCTTGAGTACCTGTTGTTCCTTGAGCTCCTGTTGCTCCTTGACTGCCTGTTGCGCCTTGTACTCCTTGAGCT